TTGTTCGTCCCATCAACGTAAACAACTTTGTCAGTGCCGTCGAAGTTAAAGTTTGCAAACTGATACCGTCCGGCACTTGTTCGGCCTGAGTCTATCTCTGTCCACGATCCGGTTGCGCCACCCTTGAATACTTTTTCACCACGTGCAGCAATGACCTGATCTTTGTAGATGTGTACGCCAAGAACCTTCTCACTAGATGCGCTGGTCTGTGGTACGATATTCGAGTTGAATTTAGCGAACCCGTTGATACGACGGTATCCGCCGTTGATGTCAGGTTCAAAGTTTTGCAACTGTGTAGCTGCACCGGGGGGTAGGGTAAAGGCATCCTTATCAAGCATCAAACCGCCGCCTAACCTCACAACAAATGGACTGAGTAGTGAAGTATCTGGCATCAGACGGCCCTCATGTAATCCTTACGGTTGATCAGTTCGACACGCAAGCGAAGCAGTCCTTCCTTGTAGTCACGCAACGCAAGCTGTGAAAACTGAACATCAGAGCGAAGCATGTGAACGTAGTAACGAGCGCGGTTGACGATGACATCGTGAAAACGCTCGGGTATGACAGACACGTCGGTGTTGTTCGCCAAGTCTGACGTGGTCTGATAGTAGTAATACCTGACTGTATATGTTGATACATCAGGCACTGGAGACAGACCAATCTTTTGATCTGGCGTCTTGTAAACAAACTCTGGCAATGCACGAGACCCTGTGTCAGGATTGGTGTCTGCCTCGTTGCGCCGCTCCAAATACTCGTTAAACGATAAGTACTTCAGTTGTTTTTCCGCCGTGGATGCGGACTCTTGTACAGTAAAACTATCATAGTCGACAGTCTTTGCATCTGACTCTCGGGAATATTCTGCTGTTCCCGCAGTAGTCGTAAAAGACTGATTAACAACAGTAAACGGCCACTCAACTTCGGAGTTGATAATGTCTCGCTGTGCTTTGTTGATGAAGTCTTTGACTGACGTTTGAATACCGCGTGTCGAAGAAACTGTGGTAATCTCCACTTCATTGATCTCTCGTAACACAGCGTTGATAAGTTCTAAGAATGTCATCTATCGTACCTTGCGATATGCGCGAGTCTTCTTCGCTATCTTCTTGGGCTGCTTCGCCACCTGTTTACCGGCCTTCGTCGCTTTACGCTTCGCGCGAGTCGTAGCAGCGTACTCTTTCGCAGAGAGTGCCTTAATGGCCTTTTCCGGTAGATATCGCTCCCCGGTTGCTTTTCGACCCTGTGTGGACGGCTTCCCACTCTTGGTACGCCACTTCTGTTTAGTCCACGCTGTCAAAGAGCGTTGGCTCTTCTTCTTCGGCATCGTCCATCTCCATCGTCAGGGCAGCTAACGCACCCATCTTGTCATTTGCGTTGACCCACTTCTCCAACGCGACATCCATCTCTTCCAAGAGACCCGGATGCTCACCCACGCCAACAGCATGTTTAAGGTAAACGTGGAGTACAAACTCTGCATCTGCCATCTCCGCCTGATATTTGTGTTGTAACGCCTGTACAGCTAGTTTGTGCATGTCAACCCCCAAATACCTTTAGTATATCATAAATATGCAAAATTTGCAAGTAAATTATAGTTTGCCCTGATGATGAGCCAGTAGAAGAATAAAACCCACAAGGATTGCCAGAAGTGCAGACGAAATTATTATGATAAGAGTCCAGTCTATCATCTTCTGACGGCGCTTGGCCGCAGCCACCTCTGCCTCTCGTCGTGCAGTCCGTGCCTTCGCTTGGAACTTTTGCCAGTCTGACCAGAGACCCGGCCTACCGAGTATGATCATCATCTGCTTGAGTTCGTCTTCTTTCTCCCGAATCTGTTCGAGAGCCATAAACTCTTCAAGATCAGAGTCGTTGCCCTTCTTGTTCGCTTTGCGTTGGAGGTCTTCCTTCGCCCCAACGAACTGTGCAATAGCATTACCTGCTGCAGCAATTTCTTTTCCATTCTGTACCGCAGTCTTGATAACGGAGAAGGCTGCATTTGCTGCTGCGAGTTCGGCAAGCATCAGTAAACCCTCACGCTTTCATCGACTAATTTCGGTAGGCAGTATGCCGTTACCTGTTTCCCTTGCTTGTGTAAGGTCTGTGCGTACCACACACATTCATTCAAGTCTCGGAAGTACATGTCCTTACTGACTTGACGCTTGTCCTCTCCTATGCCAAGAAAGACAAACAGGAGAAAGACGTGCTGCATAACTAGTCGCGGTAGCCGCCCCCTGCTTTCTTGTAGGCTTGAGCAAGCATCTGCGCTTTACGTGCCGACCACTGCCCCGGCTTGCCGCCCTTCGAGCCAGCCTTGATACGGTTGAAGATTCGTTTTCTCAGTCCGGGCTTAGTGTAGTTGCCAGCCTCATTAACTCGACTTTTGCTCTTCGCTTTAGGCTTCGACGATTTGCGAGTTTTTCCAGCCTTGCCACCTTTCGCTTTCGCTTCAACATCCGTGATCTTACCAGCATTTCTGGTTGCGTAGAAAACTTGCTCACCCTTCTTACCCCCGTAAGTGCGTTGCATTGACGACATTATATTTTTTCCTTTGTCAGTTAGGGGCATCACGTTTCCTTTTCTGAATCTTTCATCTTTCCTATCTTCTCTACGAGATTAGTGATAGTTTTTGCATCTTCTGGACGCTGCTTAAAACGACCGAGCATGTAAGTCAGCAACATAGGCACACCTACGACAGCTACGCCGATAGCGATAACAATCTCGAATGCGTGGGAAAGAACTTGATCGAAGGCAATAAGCAAGGCTTGCCACGGGTTATCAACTTCTTTTATCTGATCTGTAGTCAAGCTCTTGTCGTCCTTCACAAGTGCTGCTCCAGACAGTCCTCCCGCCGCCGCAGCAGCCCCAATAACAATAGGGTTTGTTGTTATCACCGCAGTGCCAAGCGCCGCTCCCGATGCAGTAGTTGTTGTTGCCACATCGGAGAAGTCTACGCGGTCACACGCAGTCACAAAGAGGCAGAAGCACACTACAAAAAGTACTCGATTGATACTTAGCATTTCCATCTCTTCCGAGCTTGACGTAAGCGGCTGTTGGGGTCTTTTGCTGCTTTGGGGAACTTCTTCATTTGACCAGCAGAACGTGCACAGAACGACTTGCGCCGCTTTGCAGCCGCACTTCCGGGCTTCACCTTGCCAGTAACTGCGGTCTTGAGTTTGGAGCCGGGGTTCTTTTTGCGATACGCTTTGACCCCGGCTTCCGTCATACCCGCGCCCTTCTTTGTGGGACGAAAGTTCTTCTTGTTACGGGCTGGCATTTTGTCGGCTTTGCGTGCCATCACTTCTTCCTTGCGGTTTGTGCAGCACGTTTGAAGTTGCCTTTTGTTGGTGCGCCCTTGCTACCAGCCTTACGCATCTTCTCACCGCTACCGGCTTTGATGCGACGTTTCTTGGCTGCGATGTTAGCGTATAGTCCGGGACGTTTTGCCATCTGACTACGCCTTTACGAGCTTGTAGCCCTTTGCTTTGGCTGCTGCACGAATGGCTGCGAGGGTCATAGCACCCTTCTTCGCTGCCTTAGTTGGTGCCTTCTTCTTGCCACCAGCAGCACCGCCCTTTGCGTAGCCCTTCGACTTCATGGCCATACGACCACCGCGAGCCATGCCTTTGGACTTCATGCGTCCGCCACGAGCCATGCCCTTACTCTTCATCATCTTTTTCATTGTCACTCTCCGCATAGAGGTTGTTGAATACCCGCGCCGTGTCACTCACGTAATTCGGGTCTTGTTTGGAATGATGGACCCACTGACTTGGTGTGAAGTCCGGTGGGCCTTCGCCCGTCACAAACCACGCCGGATTTGTTACACGCACTCGATTGTTAGGAAGAGCAACGATGTTACCTGTCCACTGACCGGCGTCTAAGAGTTCGAGCACGTGACTCTGTTTGTGTTGCGCCGGATCATCTGCTACTTCAGTGTCTGTGTAGTCCACAGTGAAGTAATACTTTGCTGGATAGAACTCTCCGTCTATCTTGGCTAACCACGGGGAGGGTGTAGCCCTGTTTAAGACGAAGACTGAATGGTGATGCGACTGACAGTCCCACGGCTGTGCGAGGTATGTGGGAATAGGTTCTGGCCAGTCATCTAGAGGTGTGTCACCTACGAGAGCCGTTAGCGGCATACGCGCCCACATCGCTCCTCCGTGTACGTTTTCATCCTCTTCACACCCTGTGAACAAGACTTGAAAAGACAGTGTTCGCATCGGGAGTGTCGTGACACCAATAACCATAGCGTGTAGAAATTCACCATGATATCTGTCGTGATTTGTTGTGTATTCTCTCCGTACCCACGCTTTGAAGTACGGTATATTGCTAGTAATATAGTTCATCAGGAACGCTCCTAGTGGGTTTACCCCGGCAGGGGATTCCTGCTTGTATCATAAAACAGCGAAGGTGTCAAGGGGGC